TCTCCAATAGGCACTTTATTTCTAAAATCATCGCCATCTCTAGTGAACTGAAAATCGTCTAGAACCCTAGTAAATACAGCTATTTCGTAGATTCTACCCTTTGTATTCCCACAACGCACTCGACATGGCCCGATAGGCTCACCATGACGTCTACTGACGTTTAACCCCTAGTCTGCAATTGTACTTCACTTGTTAACTTATCAATAGTATGTTTCTGTTCTCTTCTCACACAAGAGAACATCTCTGCTATATATCATTAACTACGATTGTCACATATTCAAAATCTATACATTTTCATTTACCCAGTCATTCATACTTAGTCTATAAAAATTTCCTGTATAAAGCATACCATGGTTATGATCTTCTTTTTTATTTAAAAAATCTTGAAAAGTTTGATTCGTATCCTTATTAGCTATATACGTTCCAGCTTCATCATAAACTCCTTCAGTTACACAAATAGGAAATGAATAAGTTTTATACGCCAAGCCACACATTTTAGAGGCTCTATTTACAACGTCTCCCATATAAATCAAGTCGTTAATTCCACTTCCACTAAACCCCGCTTTAATAACTAGTGCTCTCCCGTAAGCTAATCCTATCCCTGCTTGCACCTCTTCGAAATTAGACCATTTCTTTCTGTACTTCACATTAAGTACTTTCATCATACCATTTAGCATAGAAGATGCTTGTAACGACTCAATCACAGGAGTATTACTAGTCTCTGTTCTTCCTGAGAATATTGCCGAAACACAATCACCTACGATGTTTATTTCCTTACAAGTCTCAAAACTGTTTATAATTGCTACCACTTCGCTAATATATGCACGATACAATCTAGCCAAGCTTCTAGATTGTTTTCCCTGTTTTTCAATTAAATCAGTTGAGCCCCTTAAATCAATAAATAATGCAGCACACTTAACATATTTGCCATTTTTGAAAGTCAAATTATCTATCTCAGGGATATCATCAGCCTCATCATATGAGGTTTCATCATACAGTATATTATCAACTCTTTCTAAACTCTTTTCAAAAACATACTTCAAATAATTTGATTTCACTAAAAATATCTCCCTTCTCGATAAGACTAAATTTGATCATTGCTCAACCTAATATCTATAATCATCTAAAATCAAATAAAAGCTTTTTCTTATAAACACACAATCATAATAAGGTCACCCCTATATCAGTGCAATCCCAATAAATAAAAATGATAAAAAAGATCCAAAACCTACCAATGATAAGATTAATCCAGTTTTGTAATTCTTAAATTTCTTATCACAAATATGTGCACAAATAAGAATCTGTGAAATCAAATCATCTCTATATTCCTCATCACTGCATTTATTTACTAGTTTGCGATATGTTTGAAATTCTTTAATTTTGCTAATTGTAGAGAAAAAAATCAAAGAATTATTGTCAGCTGTCAAACTTTTAAACTCGTCGTCATTAGTTTTTGCGAACAATACTTTTGCAAGAAAAACTAATCCACCGATAATAATACAGCCAGATAGGCAAAGAATAACTAAATATGCTATTGATAAAATACTCATCTCAGATTTCATGAAGTTGAATATATTTTTTATTATAACCATATAGTCTGAAGATAGAAATAATGCAATTGCTACGCCAATAGCACCTAATGCTATCGAAGTTTTGGAGTCGCAATTTTCTATCCAAGATATGTTTTTATCAAGTATTTTATAAAGATCTTCCTTTTCAATATATCGATTATTCTCTGGTTTCTTCATATATTTCACCTCGCTGGTCTAATAGCCTAATTTTTTCAGCATTTCTAATGCTTCATAGTAATCTGACTTTCCTGATGGGTTCATTTTCTTTTCTAATATTTCTTTTAATCTATACCAGTGACCCGATTTTTTGACTATCGATTCAACAGTTGATGTATTTAGCCAGGAACCATGTTCAGCTTGTATGCACAAAGCATCATAAGCTTCTTCAAACATTTCAAATTCCGAATATATTCCTACCAAATAGCAAGCTAAGTCGCTTTTAATCTCAATTTCTGACATGCCTAATGACTTTCCAACTTTTTTTGTTTTACTAATTAGATCCAGCCAATAGTCTTTACCTAACTCAACAATCAAATGTTTTTTACAAAATGTATTCGAAAAAATCTCTCTATACAATTCATAGCCAATTTTTCTATTCTCCAACTCTTTTTCTGCAACTAGGGTTTGCTTTGCGTCTAATTGTCTTTCTAGTTTCTTAAGTATTTCTTCTTTTTCTGCACATTCTTTCTCTTTTGTTAAAACAAGATTTTCACGTTCTTTGACCCTTTGGAGGCTATTATCTAATTCTGTGGACTTTTTACCGATATCATCTACGATGGCCAATGCTTCATTTTTAGCTTCTCGGAAAATCTTACTAATAAATGTAGGCTCTTCTATGCTGTCATCTTCACTTAAGATAGGTCCATTATTTATTTCATCCGGTATATTCAAATAATTATGTTTAGCTACATAACCACTATATGATTTTAAGCCTTTTATTCTTTCCACTTTCTCCCAAACGTTTGGCTCACATTCAATCTCGCCAATAGTATTATCGTCTGCAAAAATCTCCTGAGAATCTGCCAGACTACATAATCGACTTGCGAGATTTGTAGCTGAACCCACCCAAACAGTTCCCATTTCATTATCAGATGCATCATCCGATTCTTTTCCTCTCATACCTACTTTCGTTATCATAATAGTTCCAGTTGCTATTCCTTGCCTACAGGAAATCACAATATTCATATGTTTTTTTAATTTTGGATTAAGATAATAATCTACCATTGTTACCATATATTTTGCCGCATTAATAGCTTTTTGGGATGATACATTATTTTGATTTTCATCAGTGCTATCCTGAAAAACGCCCATAACACCATCCCCGGCAAATTGGCGGCTATATCCTCCACAATATCTGATGGCCTGAATTGCTAACCGGATAAAAGAACGATATATTTTCACCATTTTTTTAGATTTTAACTCGTCTGTTAAGTCTGTAGATTTTCTCATATCTATAAATAAAATCGAAAGTTTACCCTTAAATACTTTATTCGAATCAAAAATATCATTGATAGGGGGAATTGAGTCGGTTAAATCTATTTTTTCAACTGGATTGTTTAAAATTTTTTCGATAGCAACATTGGCACTATCAACCTCTTCTTTTGTTAATTTGTACTCCATTTAGATCCCCCCCCATTAAGGTATATTGTTTAAGTTAAATTAACATCCTCGATTTCTTTAAGAGTTTTTCCATTAATATCTTTCCACATAGCATTTCCACTTAAGGAAGTACCCCCAACAAAAGCTGCCGCTGCAGATGGGCTTGAAAATAGAATATCAATATTTAATGTACCATCATGGGATATCTTCGCTACATATTTGTCACGATTCTTCCTGGCGCTTTCAGGGCAACTCTTGTTTAATTTTAATGCTATTTTGCTACCAGAAAAGACTACAAATCCTTCAGCCGTTCGTTTACCTGTTGCTTCAGCTTTACTCGTCTTATAATAAAGTGTCGGTTCGTTATCCAGCGCTATGGGCTCTTCTTCCATGTGAACTTTCGGAGGTATAAGCGGTTCAAAAACTTTATATCCAAGGGCCCCCATAACAAGTTTGGCATAGACAATGAATTCTTCTAGCTCGCTTTCTTTTTCTTCTGTGATATTACCATGATTGGGATCATTGCCATTTTTGACTATATAGCGCTTTGCTTCGATAGCCATATTGCAGAAACGGTTTTCAAGATAGCTGATTTCAGTGGGCCCAAAAGAATTATTTGAAGTTGTAAATGCTACAGCTTCTGTCCAGTAGTCTTTTTTATCATTTCGACGATGCTCGTCCAGGCGGCAGAGGATTCCTTGACCGTTCTTTCGAATTCCTGCTTGACCTACATATACAATAGGTTCTCCCGTTTCATCTGACGATCCAAAAAGAAAATATATACCCGTCTGATTAAGATAGTTAATGTTTTTCGCTTTATCAAGCATCGTGCGAGGAATCTTATAGGCAACACCAGTCCAGTTAGCCAACGTAGATTTGATACGGCCTCCCGCTTCACCATCCATTAAAAATAGATTTATGCTTTTCCCTCTCATAGTATCACCGCTCCTCACTTTGTATTTCACACCATCGCTTTAATGGATGTACGGATATGTTGTTTTTCTTCATTTGTTAAGCCATATTTTTCGAATAATTGCTCATCAATGTCATCAATACTTAGTGACCAGTCTATATCAGATGACTTTGAAAAATCCTGGATTGGTACAAACCTGTAAGTTAATCTCGTACCATGTTGGCTTATCTTTGGTAAGCTATGCAAAAACCGAGCAAATTTTGTTCTCAGATATGATGCTAAATGTACTGCTTCTAATTCAGATAATTGAAGCTCTGCTCCAATAACTAAAAATGTTTCTGTGCAAACACTACCGGGCTCCCCAATAAAAGTATTTTGGTTGTCGTCATTTAGTTCAGTGCCAATATTATTTGCATAAGGAGTATATACCTTCCAGCAGTCGATCCAATCTCGACGACTAATCACATCTTCTCTCTCTATATAACCAATTTTCTTTGCCTTTCCATAGCACTTGACAGCAGAACTTAGGGTTCTGGGGTCTGACTTAAATTTTTTATTTTTAATGAAATTCCCTTCTAGTCCAAAAGGTTTTCGTGGTGAAGTATATTCCGACATAAATGTAACGTTCTTATTTTGAACCACTTTTTCTAGTATGAGTAGTCCAATTTTGTCTCTAACAAAAATATCTAATCCAGGAGTTTTTAGTTGACGATAAGACTCACTTGTGATTCCATTTCCGTTATGTGACACAACTCTAGTTAAGTCTTTTTCTGCGTTGTAGTTATTGTCCAAAATAAAATAACAAACACCACCACGGTTATTAGTATTCGGGAAAATCTCTTCAGGGGTAAGGAAGTCATGTAACTCTTTTAATGTAAGGTCGTTAAGCATTTGATCCCTAAATTTATCAAGACCTTTTCCTCCTGCATACCATCGAGTTGGAATGATGAATGACATATAGTTTGGATTCAAAGCTTTAGCAATTTGAACAAATTCTTGATAAATTGGACGTGCACTCGCCTGTGCCCCACCATCACTTTCCTGATATGGAGGATTTCCTACTATTGCTCCAAATTTCACAACATCATCTCCTTCGCTAATCTCTTCAGTCAATGTAATCTTGCTAAATGTTTTCTTTTGCTTTATCAGGCAACTTGCCTTTAGATAGTTGCTATCATTGCTATCGTCCTCTATTTTCAACAAGTCATAAGCTGTAAATTTGGTTGCAATGTTTTCTGTATTAAGTCCGATAATTTCATAAAAACGTCTTGTAAACTCATAGGCAATAGAAGACGTCGGAATGGAATAAATTACATCGAAAATCTGTTCTTTTGAGAACCCTAGATCTATCGTTAATTTCTTATAAAGGGCAACTGCATATTCACCGGACTTGCTTGCGATATCAAGTAACTTTTTATCATTAGCAATAATGTTTCTCAATCCTTCGTTTGGTATAAGAGAAATCATGTCATCACACACCATAGAGGGTGTAATAATCTCAGACTCTGACATGCGATTAAATTTCTGTAAAGAAGTCAGTGCTCGATCAAGAGGATCAACAGCTTCATCGTTAGAAAGTCTTGATATGTTTTGAATTTTATAATCCAAACTACTTAGCTTAAAAGCATTTATCAATTTTTCCATCTTCTGTAAAATCAATTTATTTAAACCGAGATTCTTAGCTAAGCGTAGATTATCTCCTTGTTCCATTACTTCAACTATATCACTAAGAGAGGTAACATGATCTTTGCTTAGGAATGCAAAGAATAATATTCTTTGGTAATAAGTTTGAACTTTCTTTTCAAGACTTCTTTCTTCATCTTCATTGTCGTTTGCTTTTGGTTTCTGTGGCGTATTGTCTCCCGGTGTTTCAGGTTTGTTATTTGGATCATCAACATCCAATTCATCATCTTCGCCTTCGATTGGGTTAATGCTAAGTCCACCTTTTGAGCCAAATTCTGACTGTCCCTCGATAATGCGCAGAATGTCTCCATCAGATAATATACTGAGATCAACTGGAACATCCTTCACCTCATCAAAAATGCTCCGTTGGGTATTGTATGCACTAACAGCCTCAAGTATATTAGTTGCTTCCACTTGGCGAATCTTGTTGTGATTCATAGTGATAATCGGAGAAATACGTAGCTCTTCTTGCAAACGCTCTTTAAGCTTACTGTTTCCATTATCATCTGTGTTAACGTTGTATATCAAGGATTTCTGCTCTTGCATGTGAAACAGACGATACGGATCAAAATCCACCAGCAACGTCTGGGGTTTAAGATTCTCTTTGATAACACCTTCTTCACTTACGAGCTCTCGTGTATATTGATTCTGCAAACGGAAGATTGCTTGATCGTATTCTTGTGGAGATGCAGTATCCTTGAAGTAAAGCATGGTATCCCATTGCTCTACTGTGCTTCCTGTGAGCATACGGTTAACGGTAAGGGTTAGCGTTTTCTGATCTCTACTTTCACATTCTACAATTTTTAATTTCACAGCACTTGGATTTTTGTAGTCTTTAGCACCTTCGACTCCAGAAATGTTTATGATTTCGTATTCGCAGAAATTCTTGAACTCTTCTGCATATGTATTTAAGAGCTCTTCCATTGCATCGCAAGAGGCACAATATGGGAGTACCATCACCATATGACGACACATTTTACCTTCCTTAAGCTTTTTATAATCAAGAAACCCTAAAAGTCCGTCATCATCTTTTGAACCGTCAATAACTTTTAGCAAATCTAATATTTCTGCCTCATGTTGAAATTTTTTATGTTGATTATTCTTTTTATCCTGTTTGATAGAACAAGTTTCAAAAAGTGCAGAAAAAGCGAATGTGACTCCGGATTTTTTGAGAGCTTCCATTTTTCGTATCGATGATTTGTTTGGATTGAAAGCAAAGCGTACCATCTGAGGAAATCCGTAATATGGATTATCCCATTCATTCACATTATCTAAAGACAGGTTTTCCTTATCCCAATTTTCTTGTTCATTGACAATATCAGCAAACTGTACGAAAGAAATTATATCTTCTTTCTCAAATTCACTTCCCATAAGTATGCGATACGGTGTACCTGAGAGATGAAGACGAACTTTTGCATTCAATAATTTAATTTGTTCCTCTGCCTCATCAACCCCTATTTGATCATCATCAGTGTTTTGTAATATTTTTTTATCGTCGACTGGCTGCTTTGCATCTTTTAAGATTCTGCCATACTCCTGTGCTCGAGCTCCAAAATGAGTTTCATCAATAATGAGCAAATCAATATTATTGTTAAATATTTCTTTATGCTTATCTTTAATTTGTGTCCCCTGCAAATCTTGTAAGGTAAGAAAAATCGCTGCTGATTCGTCTTTATCTAGGACTTCTTGGATTGCATTTTCATCTCTGCTTAATTCTTCTGCGCCAATAAAAACAAATCCTTCAAAATTCCCTGCACTTTCAACTGTCTTTTTCCACTCTTCCTTGACGTCTGCTTTTGCTGAAACTATGAGGATGATCTTTGCAGCAATTTCTTTAGCACAACACAAGGAAGTGAATGATTTTCCAAATCGCATAACAGCATACATTAATAAGTTTGTTCGTCCCTTAGAAACAGCTTCTTTAAAATTATCTACAGCTTTTTTTTGATTAGGACGAAGCTCCCAAGACTTACCTCTTTTATAATGATAGTTTTCGGGAAGTTTATTTTGTGAATCATAATAAACATATTTACCGCTATTATCTTTGTATTGCTCTATAATATCAATAATTGCATCTTCAATATGTGCTGATGTGGTGTCACGAAAGAATTCTTTGCTGAAATACGTCCCAGGTTTTATATCTGATATCTCCAAGCGCTGCTTATTTAAATCTTGCTCCAAAAATTGATGAACAGAATAGTCCCTAAAATATACATCATCATCAACTATAGCTTTTCCTTCAAAAGCCTTTTCAAGCTCTGGAAAGTATCGTGACCATTCACGTAATCGCTTAGAAACTGAACGATATGTGTCACCAACCTTAATATAGTTTGGTACTGTATTTGTCGTAAATGCATATATATGAGGAGCAACTCTGCCTGTTATTATCTCATCAAGTATTTTTATATCCAAGGTATTCTCACTCATTATTCTGTACCTCCCTTTACTAGTTGGATGAATTTTATGATTTTTTTACTTCGCCAATCTTTGATTTTGCAATAGGATACTAAGCTCAAATCAACCTGATCTTCTAAAAATGATATCTGATCATTTCTTCTATTGATCACTTGATATGGTATCGTCATTGTTAAGGCATCCATTTGCCATAAATTCCAAGAGATTATTCTTGCGATATTGAGAAACTCTTTTTCAGTCGGTTGTCTCATAAGATGTGACTCCATATAGTCAGAGTAGCTATAAAGAAGATTCTCGCGAGCGAGAAGCAAATTATCCCCTTGGAACTCAAAGCCATAAACGCTTTGATATGCTCGTTCTGCCCACTTAAGCCAATCCAATTCTGTATAAGTATTTTCTGAAACTATGCGCATTTTTCGATCAAGAAGACCAATTCTATCCTTAAGTTTGATAGTCACCCCAGTGGTAGGATCGTATCGACTTACCAAATATGGAGCTTCCCCACAAGCAATCTCAAGCCTTCGTTCATCAACATATTTCTGCCAAGTTTTTCTCTTATCATCTGGGAACTTAATTTTATCGTTTGTTGATATCCAACCTTTATGACCTGAAATATTGAAAACCTCAGGTCTTCCAAACCAAGCATCATCTACAAGATTATTTTGTTCATTACATATCCATACAGGGGTAAAAACTTCAGCTTTTCCTTTAGTTCGATAACCTTGTTGTTCTTTTGTTTTAACGACTCGAGGCTGAATAATGTTTGTTTTAAGACCTGTTATGAGTTCTTTGGTAATTGGGTAATGCGACTCATATGCATCACCAAAATTAATATAATCATCGGTGCCCCAAATTATATTATGTCCTGTAGTTCTATCCAAGAGGAGGACATCAAGTAACCTTGAATGCGTTTCTAAAATTTTCTGCTCATTAATGTCAACATTAGAATGCATTTAATTAGCCCTCCTTTTACAATGTAGTTTTTTATGTTAACCATACTATTTATGCTCCTCGTTTTCATTAACCGTTTCAAACAGATCTTCAACCTTACAGTCTAATGCCTTGGCTATTTTCATCAATACGTCCATTCTAACAGGTTCATTTTTACCAAGTTTTGCGATGGAGTTAGAACTAATATGGGCAGCATCTTTAAGATCAACTTTTTTCATATTCTTGTCGATGAGTATTTTCCAAAGTTTATTATATTGAATTTTCATTTTCAGCATCCTTTCTACCCCATTTCCAGCCAAATAGCGCTTGACCATCTGTGTCTAGCTTTAACACCGTATTTTCTTTAATTATTAACTGAGTCGCTGCATCATACTTCTTATCTCTATCAAAGGAAATAAATATCTGTTTCTGTTTTTCTTTTGTATAGAGCTCTAGAATTCTTCCAATCGATTCATCAGATACATTAGGGAAGAGAAGTGAGTCATGCGCCAATGCAGGTAGCACTGTACTTCTAAGGATACTGATGTCATAAATTAACATCCCTTTATAATTTGTACCCGTACCAGTATCTCTTGGTGTCTCAAAAGAATAGCTGTTATATTCTTTAATTCCAAGAACCGGCGGATTATCATTTCCATATGAAACAAAATCACTGATTTCACTCATTTGTTCATTTATAGTCGATTCAATAACTCTTAGAATCGTCTGCAACTGTGCTTTAAGCCTATCACTTGCTCGTTTTTTCTCATTTTGTAATGTATTGCGAGTATCAAAGGCTTCGTTTTCATCCTCTAATTTATGAATTGTACGATCAATTCTGGTGTAGGCATCAAGGAACTCTTTACTAAACGCCATTGAGGGTTGTATTTCTTCTACCATTGACTGCAGCTTTTTAACCGAATGATTCAATGGTATTAGTTCCTCTTTTAACCTCACTTTTGCAGCTTCTAACTCATCTTGAAGTATTGACTGGATTTTATTATGAAAGCGTTCAATATCTATTAATTTTTGAAGATTCACTTCTGGAAAAAACTCACGCAAACTCATTAAATCTGCTTCTGTCGGATAAACTCCCTGACTAATATTTAGATCGATTAAATGTAATTCATTCTCTTTTTCACTTACTAGTCTACGAGCATCCTGCATTTGAACCGTTAAAGCATTTATCTGATTGGCCTTATTAACCTCATCAGTATCAACTGTTTGGTTATGAGTTCTTTCTAATTCGATTTTTTCTTGTTTCAGCGCAGCAATGGCTTTGATGTTATCTTCATATTTTTTTAACCCATCAACTGCCGCTGGAATAAACTGAAACTTACGGGCATCTCTGAACGCCTTGATTCTATTTTCTGCAAGCTTCAATTGTTCTTCAAACGCAACTACATTATCGTATTGTTTGAAAAGTGTTATGAGTACATGTATTGCGTCTTCTTGAGATTCATTTCCACCCCTCATTTGTAATGGTCGTAGCTCGTTATAATTATTCTTGCCGTAGATACGGAAGAATCGACTTATCGTTTTTCTGAATTTTAAACCTGTGTAATCCATGTGGTATTTTTCACTAAGCCATTTTGTATAGGATTCTCTACTCAGAATTTCCAATATATTTCCGTTTTCGTCTAACCTAACAAAATCTCCAGATGTAGCAGTATGCCTAACAAAATAGTAAGGTACTTCATCAAACTCAAAAATAAAATTTATACTGTGATTATCTAACTGTTTTACAGCATCACTTTTTACATATGCATCTCCACCAAATACAAAATCAATTATTAGTAACATTGTGGACTTACCTATGGAATTTGCACCTGTTCCTCCACCAAGTATTATGTTAAGCCCTTTATGAAAACGAATAGGCTCACGTGTCTTCCCATTGATCTTGAATAGTTCACAACTTATTTCTTTAAGCATCGTACGATCCTACCTTCCTCTTCATTAAATTCAATTTCCTTAAGTGCGTACAAACAATCAAGAGCACCCAATAGTTCTAAGGGACTTTTAATCGTATTCTGTAGACTTAATAAGAGTTCATGTGGAGTCTTAGGCTGATCCAATGCTCTCAATATAATTGGCAATTTTGAAAATACACTTTCGTTATATGAAAAAAGCTTATTTGGTAATAGCATCGAACACCTCGCAAGATTGAATAAAATATGAAACTACAATTGAACAAAATCTAATATCCTGCTTAGTAATACTTCTGATTTTTTCAGACAAGGCACTATATATTATCTCTGGACTTTTCTTTTTTTCTGCTAATTTCCTATAGGAATCTGCGATTTGCGCTCGAAGTAATCCATCGCTTAATTGACTTTGTTGTGCCAAGTCCTTCATCGTCTTTTCAATAAATAGGTAATACTTGGTCACATGTCCTGTCACTTCATCGACAAGAAATAGATATAGCTCCTCATCAATTTTCTCAGGTACCCTCAATGCATCATAGTTAAGGGATAATAGCTGTGTTGGTTTTGCTTTACTAAGATTATAGATAACCTTGGTTATGCCTTTTTCAATAGCAACCTCATCGAGGGTTTGTCGCATACTACGATCATCACTTTGGAGTTTTTTGATCGTAACAAGGTCTTTCTCTTCTGTTTTTGTATGTTTGAACACATAGTTCTGAAAACAATCATGGCACATGGCAATCAAATTTTCATATGATAATGATCTGCTTCCTTTGATACCGGCTACTTCATAATTATTAACTGTGTGGTACTTATCATTTACAGTTTGTAGATGTTTCCCGCATCCAGGATACGAGCAAGTGTGTCTGCAATCTTCAAGTAAACCTAGTCCATAAATACCCTTAGCTTTTCTAGAAGCCTCTTTGGCAGAAGCAATTATTCTATCATTCTCTAGTTCAGGATTAACAATAAAATCTAATGATTGCTTAAACAAATCAAACAGGACTTCTCCTACATTATCTTTATCAACATCTTCCGCGAAAGGTTGAATGTCTTCAGCTAAAGACTCGAGAACTGTATCAGTTCGGTCATTGAGTGAATCATCATGATAAATTGCTTCAATAAAATTCTCACTTGTTAATCTACCAAGCATCGATTTAGCCAATTTTTTTGTTGGACCCTTTGTATAGAACTTCCTCAAGGATGAATCCTTGTTGGCTTGTTCAGACGACGGGTCTTTTTTTGTTGACCAATCTTCTTCTGGTATATCACATAGCATCTGAATAAGATTTCTCATGAAATCAGGTACATCCGCATCTTTCATAAGATGTGGATGAATGGCATGGACTAACTCCGTAAACATCATGCAGTTTGGCACCTCCCCCAAAAAGTATCCAAAGTATCTCACAGTATCCCAAAGTATCTAAATTCACTATGCCCCATTTTATACAATAAAAGAGATCAATGAGACGTTAATGTATTTTAACATATGTAATATATATTTTCAATTTAAAATTGGCAATCGCCAATTTCTCATTGATCAACCAATCATCATTTAACAGCCATGTACAGGCATCTTCCAAGTGTTAAGTGATGAAAAACTAAATATGCATGCTCCAGCCACTTGGAAGTGCTGGTGCCAGTTTGAGATGGAGATAACTCCTGACTACGGTACCAGTCTGCCTTGTGGCTTATAGCTATGGCATATGAGCTCTCCATCTCGGTTTTAAGCCGAAGGAGGGCTATTTATATGTCAATCAACGAAAACCAAAGCCAACCAAAGAACAAAGATTTCTACGATGGAGCATGGCATCTAACCATTGAAGATCAAGTCATTGAAGTCACAGAGGAAGTTTATCGTGCTTACAAGCAGCCCGTATGGGCAGAGAAAAAACGCCAAGAACGCCAGAAACGCTGCATCATCAGCGACGGCAAAGGTGGCACAAAGAGATGCACTCGAAATTGCCGTGAATGTGATCTGGAACGTGCCGAAAAAGGTTTACCACTAATTGATCGGACAGGCGGTGTCCTGTCATTGGACAAGTTCAGTGCTGATGGTTTCGACGTACCAGATTCAATTAACATTGATGAACTCGTAGAGGACAAGCTGCTTCTTGAAGAACTTTTCACTGCTCTAGATGAGCTGGACCCGGAGAATCGACGCATTGCTGAGCTCTATAGTTTAGGAATGCCTGAACGTGAAATTGCAGAGCGTATTGGTTGCGTTCAGAAGACAATTAACAACCGCAAGATTAAGATTTTTGCCCAGCTGAGAGAAGTTCTAAAAAATTGGGAGTAATTCATTACTCAATATGTCCTCTGGTGTCCTGTGGATATCAGAGGGCATCATAAAAACTTTATTTCAAAGTCCTTACTCAAACTTCTCACTTTTGTCCTGTGAAGGTTGAGGGGAACAAAACAGCCCTCGGAACGGAGGTTAAACAATGCAGAATCAAGCAAACCAAACTGACACTCAGAGCCGGGATCCTGAAATGGATGAAGAACTGGCCGATGTTCTCACCGCCATCAGCGTAGTGTCAAAACGCCTTGCTAAGAAGCTAGCCACGCTATCGCAGCAAGAGAAAGAAAAAGGAGGAAAACCAGATGGGCAAAATGAGTGAACTCTCTCTATTAGTTAAAGAGCTGAACCAATGTGGTGAAACGCTGATAGACATATCTCAGTCTCTTTCCAACATGTTCAGTAGTAGCGATGAACCACCAGAAACTCCTGCTCCAGAAGAAAAGGCCATAGCTCTTGAAGAAGTTAGAGCGGTTCTGGCTGAAAAAAGTCGAGATGGTCATACAGCAAAAATACGAGAGCTATTACAAAAGTATGGTGCTGATAAGCTCTCAGAAATTAATGCTTCCGATTATCCAGCACTTCTAGCAGAAGCCGAGGTACTTGGAAATGGGTAAACATGCACTTCTTTCAGCCTCTTCATCTCATAGGTGGTTAAACTGTCCTCCTTCTGTCAGGCTCAGTGAGTCTTATGAAGATAAAGGAAGTAGCTACGCTGCTGAAGGCACCGATGCTCATACCCTATGTGAGTACAAATTAAAAGTTGCTCTTGGACTCCCAGCCAAGGACCCAACAGAGAATCTCACCTACTTTAGTGAAGAGATGGAAGAGTGTGCGAACGGCTATGCCGCTTACATTCTTGAACTGGTAGAAGCTGCTAAAGAAAAATGTGCGGACCCGGTTGTTCTTATAGAACAAAGGCTGGACTTCTCTAAATACGTTGAAGGCGGCTTCGGGACCGGAGATTGCTTGATCATAGCTGATTCTCAGATCCACGTATGTGACTACAAGCACGGACAGGGAATTTTAGTTGAATCTGAAGACAATCCTCAGATGAAACTCTATGCACTTGGTGCCCTAGAAATCTTCGATGGAATCTATGACATCGACACCGTTTCCATGACTATCTATCAGCCTCGTAGAAACAACATATCCACCCACACAGTATCTAAAGAATCCTTATACCAATGGGCTAATGAAGTTCTTAAACCAACTGCAGATCTGGCCTTTGCTGGTGAAGGGGACTTTAAGTGTGGTGAGTGGTGTGGATTTTGTAAAGCAAAGCACGAATGCCGCACCAGAGCTGAGCACAACATGGAGCTGGCCAAATACGACTTCAAGATGCCACCTCTACTCGATGATTACGAGGTCGAAGACATCCTATCTAAATTGGATGGTCTAATCTCTTGGGCATCCGATATCAAAGATTACGCACTGCAATCAGCGGTAAGCGGTAAGCAGTGGAACGGATGGAAGCTTGTCGAAGGACGCTCCAATCGAAGATATACCGATGAAGCTGCAGTTGCAAAAGCTGTCAGTGCAGAAGGCTTTGATCCATATGAACAAAAGCTTCTTGGCATTACTGCCATGACTTCTCTTATCGGTAAGAAGCGATTTGATGAAGTTCTAGGAAGCTACATTGAAAAGCCTCAAGGGAAACCAACACTGGTTCCTGAGAGTGACAAACGTCCACCAATTAATACAGCACAACACGATTTTAATGAAATTTAAGGAGGAAAATCATATGTCCAATAATGCAAACAAATCAAACAGTAACCCAATGAAAGTTATCACAGGTCCTGACACTCGATGGTCTTACGCCAATGTCTGGGAAGCAAAATCCATCAACGGTGGTACTCCAAAGTTCTCGGTTTCCCTCATCATTCCTAAATCAGATACTGCCACTGTAGCAAAAGTCAAAGCTGCCATTGAGGCTGCTTACCACGAAGGTGAAGCAAAGCTCAAAGGAAACGGTAAGTCTATCCCACCTCTTACCAGTATTAAAACACCTCTTAGAGATGGAGATTTGGAAAGACCAGACGATCCAGCCTATGCCAATGCCTACTTCATTAATGCAAACTCTGCTACTGCTCCAGGCATTGTAGATGCTGACAGAAATGTTATCCTTACTCGCTCCGAAGTTTACAGCGGAGTATATGGTAGGGCAAGCATCAACTTCTATGCCTTTAACAGCAACGGAAACAGAGGAATCGCCTGCGGTCTAAACAATCTCCAGAAAGTAAGAGACGGCGAGCCTCTTGGTGGAAAGTCCAGGGCTGAGGACGATTTCGCCACTGACCTTGATGAGGATTTCCTGTCTTGAGAACAATAAGCATCGATATCGAAAGCTATAGTAGTGTAGACCTCGCCAAAAGCGGGGTCTACCGCTATATAGAATCATCTGACTTTGAGATCCTGCTCTTTGGATACTCCATAGATGGTGGCGATATCGAGGTGATCGACCTTGCTAGTGGTGAAAAACTTCCTGAAGAAATACAATCAGCCCTTACTGATCCATCCATTACTAAGTGGGCCTTTAATGCCCAGTTCGAAAGAATCTGTTTATCTAAGTGGCTAGGCTTGCCTAATGGTCAATACCTCAGTCCAGAATCCTGGCGATGCACCATGGTCTGGTCTGCTTATATGGGTTTACCCCTTTCTCTTGAAGGTAGTGGCGCTGTCCTTGGTCTTGAAAAGCAAAAATTATCAGAAGGAAAAGACCTGATCAGATACTTTTGCAAGCCCTGTAACCCAACCGCCACAAATAGTGGTAGATTACGTAATCTACCAATCCATGCTCCTGATAAATGGTCTGAATTTAAGTCATACAACCTTCGTGATGTCGAAGCTGAAATAGCCATCCAGGAAAAACTATCAAAATTTCCCGTGCCTGAAGAAGTGTGGAATGAATACCACCTTGACCAGGAGATCAATGATCGTGGTGTTTCTTTGGATATGCCTTTTGTAAATGAGGCAATAAAGATGGATACTCGGTCTCGTTCAGAGCTGCTCCAAAAAATGAAAAGACTAACGGATCTTGATAACCCTAACTCCGTAGCACAGATGAAGAACTGGTTATCGGACCAGGGACTTGAAACAGACTCATTAGGTAAAAAAGTGGTTTCAGAACTCATCCAAACTGCTCCACCAGATCTTAAAGAAGTATTGGAGCTAAGACAATCACTGGCCAAGTCCTCCGTCAAAAAATACTCTGCCATGGAAAACGCCGTGTGCGCCGATGGTCGTGCACGTGGAATGTTTCAATTCTATGGTGCTAATCGAACAGGACGATGGGCAGGAAGAATTATTCAGCTTCAGAATCTTCCTCAAAATCATCTGCCCGATTTAGAACAAGCAAGAGCCCTTGTTCGCTACGGCGATTTTGAAGCTTTAGAAATGCTTTATGACTCTATACCCGAGGTTCTTTCTGAACTTATCCGCACCTCCTTCATTCCTACCCTTGGTCGCAAATTCATCGTCGCAGACTTCTCTGCTATTGAAGCCCGGGTTATCGCATGGCTTGCCGGAGAAAAATGGCGTCAGCAAGTTTTCGAGTCTGGCGGTGATATCTATTGCGCTTCTGCTTCTCAGATGTTTGGTGTGCCTGTTGAAAAACATGGAGTCAATGGTCACTTAAGGCAAAAAGGTAAGATTGCAGAACTGGCCCTTGGTTATGGGGGATCTGTTGGTGCTCTTAAGGCCATGGGTGCTCTGGAGATGGGTCTTAATGAAGATGAACTACAACCTCTGGTTACAGCTTGGCGTACTACCAACCCAAATATAGTCAGGCTCTGGTGGGATGTCGATAAGGCTGCCATGAAAGCAGTTAGAGAACGGACCTTCACTGAAACACATGGCATCCGGTTTTCTTACCAAAGTGGGATGTTCTTTATCACCCTCCCTTCTGGAAGAAGACTCTCCTATGTAAAACCTCGCATTGGAACAAATATGTTTGGTTCAGACTGTATCACGTATGAAGGCATTGGTGGCACAAAAAAATGGGATCGCATTGATAGCTATGGGCCAAAGTTTGTGGAGAACATCGTCCAAGCGACCAGTCGTGATCTTCTGTGTTATTCCATGCAAGCTCTCAAGGATTACAACATCGTCATTCATGTACATGATGAAATTGTCATCGAAGCTGACATGGAAACATCATCGGAAGCCATCTGCAATCAAATGAGCCATACCCCTCCTTGGGCAAAGGGCCTCTTAATGAGAGCCGATGGTTATGAAACGAATTTCTATAAAAAAGATTAGTCCTTTATTACTCACAGGGGAGGTTTCTGTCCTGTGAACAGTAGAAGGCACTTAAGCCTTCAAGAAATGGAGGTAATGAATATGTTTTATGTAAAAGAATCAATCAACGACACATTAGAAATCAAGGTAGAAATCCATGATGACAATGTATTCACCACCTGTCCTGATTGCGGTGTTGAAATCTGTGTGGACATCTCAGAATTATTTAGTGATGGAGAAAGCGATCTTTATGGAACTGCTATTTTCTGTCCTGAGTGCAGTAAGTCAAGATTGGAGGAATTCTAATGAAAGAATTAATTCCAAAAGACAAATACGGTATATTTGCTGATGCTCGGGATATTGCTTGGGCAGATAGTTTATTTGTAGCAAACCACTTTGAAAAAGAACACTTCCATGTACTTCGTGATATATCCAAAATCACTGACTCCAATTCTGGATTGAGTAAAGATTTCATTGAATCCAATTATGAGCTCTCCTATTACAAGGATAGTACAGGAAGAAAGCTACCTTGTTATATGATGACTCGCGATGGTTTCACGATGCTTGTTATGGGTTACACCGGACAAAAAGCGATGCGATTTAAAGAGCTTTACATCAAACGCTTCAACGCAATGGAAGAGTTCATCACAACTTTGGTTACAGCTCGTAAGGATTTCCCTCTACTGACCGAAAACATAAAGCTACTTCACGAAAAACCCAAACCTTATCACTTCAGCAATGAATGCGACATGATAAACCGCATTGTAACAGGGATGTCTGCCAAGCAAATCAGACAAAAATATGGTCTTGAAAAAGGCACTAGCATCCGTCCATACCTAACCGATGACCAAGTTAAAATGCTCGAGACACTTCAAAAAGTTGATATCGGACTACTTCTCTCTGTTCCAGACTATGAACAGCGCAAGCGATACCTAGAATGGTACAAGATGAAGATTTCCGATAGGCCAGCATAAAGGGAGGTTCTACTAATGGGAATTGATAAATTCAACGCAGAAGGTTACTACGACCCCACTGCTTATGATGCCTTAACTAAGATCGAACAAAGAGAAAAGGCTGCCAGAGCCTTCCGGCCTCTTGTGTATATCTGCTCACCCTATTCCGGTGATATTGAAAGTAACACTGATTCTGCCAGACGCTATAGCAGGTTTGCGGTGGTGATGGGATATATCCCCATCGCTCCGCATCTTCTTTTCACTCAGTTTCTTGATGACAGTGATCCTGATGAACGAGAACTTGGTTTGTTCTTTGGAAATGTACTGATGTCAAAGTGCTCCGAGGTTTGGGTTTTTGGGAATCACATTTCCTCCGGCATGAGAGCAGAGATCAACTGGGCAAAACGCAAGAACTATACAATCCGCTACTTTTCATCTCAGTGTAAGGAGGTCATTTAGATTTATGAAAAAGATAAAAGCAATACAAACTGAATACAAAGGCTACCTCTTCAGGTCAAGGCTTGAAGCCCGCTGGGCAGTATTCTTCGATTTTTGTGGTATTGATTACGAGTATGAACCTGAAGGATATGACCTTGGAAATGGACTGACCTATCTTCCAGACTTTCTTCTTCACGACGTAGACGGCAGATCTGGTGGCGATCTTTACGTTGAGGTCAAGGGTCAGATGACCGATGCTGATGCAGATAAAATCAACCGTTTTTATGAACTGGGAAAAGATGACCCTGATACTTACGGGAAGTCCCAGACAGCCATCCTTGTGGTTGGGAATATTCCAAGTGGTGCAGATATTGATGACATCCTATGGTCCATAGAAAATGAAGCTTACAATGATAACGGCAATTGGCCTAATAAATATAACTTTAATACTATCGATGGGGATTACTTTGCTGCATATCCTGGGATAAACCATAAAGGGAAATTTGAACTCTTCGGTGATGACAGCAACTATCTTTGTGATATGGATTCTAGAGCAACAGAAAAAGCCTATCGTGCTGCTAGACAGGCCAGATTTGAACATGGGGTGAAAGGAGGTTATTAAAGTGAGAAAGCTAGCCATTGCCTACGGGAACAGCCGACAGGCAAAGAAGTGGGTCAACAAAGAAATCACATTTGATGAGTTAAAAGATAGACTGAAGACTCCAATCCGGACAACGGAATCAGCTGAAGAGTATGCCAAATTCAGCAAGGCTCAAAAGGATGATGCAAAAGATCATGGTGGTTTTGTTGCAGGGGTGTTAAAAGGTGGTCGCAGGAAAATAGACACTGTGGAGCTTCGTTCAATGATTGCCTTAGATGGTGACCGTATTGATAAAGAGTTTCTTGAA